GTCCACGGCACCCAGTCTGAAAAACCTAAACCGGCCGCAGTACCTCCTCCAATGACGTAAAAACATCGCTCGGCGTACTGATTTAACTGACCTATTTGAAACATTAGTAATCCGCTCCCATGCCTACCACATCCCAACCTGTTGAGCCTGCCATGGTCGCGATCGCAACGTAAATTCTAAACGCGGCAGGGAGCTGTTGATTGAGCGGAAATTCGTAATTGAGAGTCGCACCCGTGTTACTACCTACGACCGCGCCTAGAGTAAATTCACGTATCAAAAAGTTATTGGAGGCAGTTCCCGAGGTGGCACCGTTATTAATCCAGATTCGTAACGTCGCGGCGGCAGAGGTAGAGAACGTGGTAGTGTTTTTAACAGTGAGTGCATTAATCATCGCGCCGTTTGCGCCTGCCGTCCAAATCAATGTTGCGCCCGTACCATCCAAAGCGGTATTTGCCGCCGTGATATTTGCTTTAGATATATTAGGCGTTAGTGTCCAAATCGGTGTTGTATTAGCAGGCATCAGTAAATCCCTCTCGCCATGATATATGTTAATCCGTAATTATACGCGCCGCCTGCGGCAGGTACTGCAGACGTCCAGTTAGTGCCGTTAGAAGTTAACACGTTGCCCGACGTGCCAGCGGTACCCGGGTACGTCGCGGTTGACCATGTCGGCGCGCCTGCACCACCCGATCTCGGAATCTGACCTACTGATCCCGCCGCCAAAATAGCAAAAGCACTAGCGGTTGAATACACAATCCCGCCGTCGCTTGCTGTAAGCGATGCCGCGGTGCCGCCTCGCGCTAATCCTAACTGACCTGTCCATCCAAGTGTAAGCGACGTCGCCTGCAGTAGCGCGGTGCCTGGTGACCCGCCGAGTGTTATCGTTACGTTAGTGTCATCCGCCGTCGTTAACGCCGCCGGTGAAAAAGAAGGAATATCCGTTAAAACTGCAACCGTTCCCGCTTGTGGCATCGTGATATTAGTCGTGCCGGTGTACGTCTGAGTAACCCCGAACGCGCCAACCATCGTTAAATACCCGGCGGTGGTAATTGCTCCGCCCAGCGTAATTGCATACGCGCCCCACACGGGTGCTGAGCTTACGCTTGATAACAAAGGAAGGTTAAGCGAGGGGACGCCCGCTAAAATAGCAAAGGCACTAGCGGTTGAATACACAATCCCGCCGTTGCTTGCTGTAAGCGATGCACCCGATCCGCCTAGCCCGAGACGAAGCGGGTACGGATAGGGTTGAGTGAATCCCTGCGACATACGTTGTTACCCTCGCGCTTTAAGCCGACTCTATCCCGAATAGCGAAAACGAAAGCGTAGCCGCGGCGGCGTACACGCGAAAAACGTCGGCCGCGCCCATCGTATACCCTAACGTCGCGGCGAAAGTGTCATTACCGGGTATCGTGATATCGTAATAAAGATACTGAGCGTTAGCGTCTGCCGCGCCCGCGATCGCAATCGAGCAACGAAAAACAGTAGGGGTCGCGCTTCGGTTAGCGATGGATATTGTGCTAGCTACCGTCGACGTCAACGCGGGCACGGTGTACATGTTCGTTAACGTCCCCGCAAGCGGGTTAGATTGTCCCAAAACCTTAGTTACATCTGCCATTTTTTAACCACCCATCAGTAATATTGATTTTGCATAAGAAGAACCGCCGACGCCGCCACCGCTGACCTGCGGATTGAGTAGCTCAAAAGTGTTTGCGGCGGCACTATACATGATCATAGCGGGTACGTTTACTTGCAAGTCTGCAACCGCGAGAAGTGCGCCCGCTTTTAAAACGATAGGAACTGCAGGCAGGCCGTTTAAAACGATGGTAACCGCCGCAAGCGTATTCGCGTTCGTCGGCGTAAAAGTATAGACGGTGTTATTTACGATCGTTCCGAGCGGCGGCGCAAGATCGACATTGTAAGCATTAACAAGCCCGTTCTCTATCGCAGAAGTATACTCCGCGTTTTGGATGCTTACTGGGTAAAAATCGCCGCTGACCTGCGGATTGAGAAGCTGAAATTGATCTAGGACTGAGTTATACGTCGCGTATGCTTGCACTGACGCAGAGAGGTCATTTGCTTGCAGAGGCTGGCCTTGAAATCCGAGTGCTTTTACACCCGTACCGACGTTAAGCGTGCTGGCACCTGAGTTCGCGATAGCGGGCATAAAAACCACTTGCAAAAACGGCGTTAAAACGGTGACAGGTGGAGATAGCGCGATCACGTACGCGTTCATCACGCCGACGTCTGTACCTGAGTTAAAAACGTCGCGTTGCACTTGCACCGGTGTCACTGTCGATAGGTTCGGCGTCTGTAGTACCCACGCTGTACCTGCGTCGTTGACGACTAGTCGCACCGGCCGTCCTACGGGTAACTCACTACCTGAGAGCGCGGCACCGCTTAGCAAAACGATCGGTAACGCGCCGCTCGCGCAATAATTTAGTGTCGATGCTCCTGCGTTCGTGACTTGTGCGGAAAAATCTATCGCAGTACCTGCTACTAGTGTCGACGTTGGTAATACGCCGTTTGTGCCTAAATACGCTGACGCTGAGCCGCTAGTATCCATCACGATCGTGTATCTGTTTGTTACGAGATTGTATGACGTGAGCCGCGCGGGATTAAGTAGATTCCACACTGTCGTGGATGCGACGTACTGTATGTCGACTGGTTTATTTATAACTATATCTGCCGTGGCTAAAACCTGCCCGTTATCTGAAATCAGTAACGCGCCGTGCCCGTCGACGTTAACCGTCGGATTGTTAATCGTGCTCGTCCCGCTCGCGATGAATCGCAAGATCATGCCGTCTGTTAACGCCGCACTTGCGGGAGTCAAAGCCAGCACGTACGCATCGGCCGCGCCGCTATCCACCGCCGTTATGAAACTACCCTGCTGTATGCCCGCAGGCGTTACAGACGCGGCTAACGTCGCACCGGAAAACAACAACCCTGCTCCTAGCCCCAGTGACGCAACCGGCGCGGCAAACGCCGTGGAATTGCCTTGTATAGAGGAGGCAGGTACGGAGTTAGCGATAGCGAGATCGAACATGGAGAGAAAATCGATACTATCGACGCCTATCGCCGCCGCCGCCGGAGAGAGCACGACATTGATCTCACTCGCGCGCGATACTCCGCTCGTACTTGTGATCTGAACCCCGGCGGTGACTTTAGCTGGCGTGTCGAAAGAAGTAGAACGGGTTAAGACGTACGAGATAGCGACCCCGTCGCCTTGTGTCGTGAGTACGTATACGCCGTTTTGAAAAAGAGGCGTCTGCTCCCTTATCGTAAAAGACTGGCCGACGCTTGTCGCGGTTCCATCTGCAACGAAAGGTGCAAAAGTACCCGAGTTGTCAGTGATCGTTGCGCCTACGCCTGCCGCGCCATTGTTATAGACCACGGGCGTGAGGGGAGTTGCGACCGTCGCGAAAACTCGGATCCCCGGCGAGCCTACCGACCCGTCCACGTACGCTTTAGTCGCTGACGCGTTGGGTAGAATCGGCGCGCCGTTTACACAAGCTGTCCGGTCATCGTCCCGCCTGCTAACGGCAGGTAGCCCGTAACAGTCAAGCCCGCGGGGAGTGTTGTACTGATCTCGGGTATGCCCGTAACGCCCGTCACAAGCACGCCAGAGGGCAACGTGGGTAGTAGCGCGCCGCTCACTGCAGTCGAGTAAAAAAGCGAGCCGTTAGACGGCGCGAGAACTGCACCCGTGCCACCCTCGCCCATGATGACCGGAATGCCGATCACGCCACTGCCACTCGATATACCGAAAACTTGGAGCCATTTTAAAAACTCTGAGGCTGAGATCATGTAAAATCCCCTAAGCTGTCACAAGTGAATTCCACGTGCCGTTGACCGCACAGATAAACATAACCGTCTTGTTTGCGGCTATGGATAACTTAGTATCGACTGCCAGCGCGTTGATCGCCTCGCCGACCGCAGGGTAGACGTCCATCGCGTTCGCGGCGGCGGCGTTAATAACCGTCATGCTCTTACCTGCGACTGCCGCAGGAAGCACCACGCTGTCAGTAGCGGTCGCGACGATAGTTACGCGTGAAACGGCTTTGGTAAGTGCGAAAGCCGCGCCCTGTCCACCGCCCGCGTGCGCTGTGATCGCGTTTTGCACGACGACCGCTACAGACCCGAATGTCACGTTACTGACAGGAGATAAACCCAAGTTTGTGAGCGACGTGGGTACGCTAGCAACATCGCTTAGATTCGAGGCCGCCAGCAGTGCCGGGTTTGTTACCCACTGCGGTACGTCGACATTAACTTTCAAGACCGTGTTATTTGCACCGATCGCCAATTTTACGTTGTTCGTGCCGTCAAAATAAACGATATCCCCTTTCACAATCATCGGAGATAGGTTATCAAACGAAGTCACCGCGCTAGCAACATCGCTTAGATTCGAGGCCGCGATAAGTAGAGACGACGCGTCAAATTTTTCGTTTAGTCCTGCGCGTAAGCCAACCAATATATCTGTCGCAATAACAGGCGTGCCATCTGGAAAAGTTGAAAACTTGGACATATTGGGTTACTCCGAATAAATAGGGTAATTTTCCTCGGTGAGGAGTACGACGTTGGATTCGTCGGTCATGATTGTTGATCCCGCGGTCACCGGGTTCCAATTAGATATATATGTGATATTTAAACCGTCGTTCAAAAAGACTTGCTGGTAGCTTATGCTCTCGTATACCACATCGATAGTAGACAAAAACCCACCGGCGTACGTAAAAATCTGCGGGATAGACTCGATCGGTAGCATCGTGCCGTTGCTCGCTTGTACTGTCTCGCTCATAGCTTAGTCCCTCAGCATGATTAGTTGATACATCTTCGCCGCGGCCACTGGATCGCTCACGTTGATCTGTATGCTCGCTTCTAACTCCCGAGCGGGTAGCGGGTCGGCGTCGCGTACTTCGCGCCAGTGCGCTTGGGTTTTGAGATAAAATATGATAGCAGTTAAATTACCTGCTTTCACTTTTTCCATAAGTTTTCCGGCGACGATAGAGATCATGCGGTACTTGCCTCGCTCTGCCGCGATCTGGATCTCGGGGTACATGTCGATGTACTTATACCAAGTCGTGCGACAGATTCCGTAATACTTCGCCATTTGATCCCCGGTGAGACCGAGACCGGCTAGCTGTCTCACTTCCTCGATCATCTCTTTAGTAACTGTCATGGACGGCCTGGGTCCTACTTTTTTCTTAACTTTCACTACCGCCGCCGCCGTTTTTAATTTCTTCAAAGCTGACTCCCGTTTTTTCTAAAATCGCGGTTTTCCCGGTGAACGTCTGCCACCGCTTTACGATCACGTCGCAATAGTGCGGCGATAGTTCCATCATATAACACTTCCGGTCTAGTTTTTCGCACGCGATTATTGTTGAGCCTGAGCCGCCGAATAAGTCTAAGACAGTACCTTTTGCAAAACTTCCATCCGTAACTGCTTTCTCGATAAGTTCGACCGGCTTCATGGTTGGGTGCAGATCATTCTTTTGAGTTCGTTTTATATCCCAGATATCACGCCCGTTATTTCCACCGTTAAATTTGTGATCATCGACCCATCCGTAGAATATCGGTTCATACGTGCTCATATAATCTGAGTTTGAAAGTGTGTGGTTTCCTTTACTCCAGATCACTAGACTGCGAACGGTAAGTGCAGACCTCTCTAACGATTGCCAATATTCTAAAATCCCCAGTCGATAAAAAGTAATGTAAAACGCACCCGTACAATATAATCGAATGATTGCGTTAACCGCGTCAAAGAACTCACCTGCGTCTTTTTTATTCATCCTATCGTTTATGATCTTGCCATGCTTAGCGTTATAAGACTTAGTGCCATCCCCGTGAAGGCCACCGGCGAAATCCATGTTATACGGCGGGTCAGTAAAAACCATGTCCGCTTTGCTTCCCTCCATAAGCCTGTCGACGTCATCGATCATTGTGCTATCGCCGCACATAACGCGGTGCGTACCTAGCACCCACACGTCCCCTGCTACGCTGACGCTATCCGCTTGCACCGCCTCGCAGTCGTCCTCGTCTCCAAAGGTTTCCTCGACGCGCGCGACCGCGAGGTACGCGTCTATCTCGTCATCGCTAAAGCCAGTCAGTGCGAGGTCAAAGCCCTCGGCGTTTAAAAACGCAAGCTCTGAGCTTACCAGGTCGTTATCCCACTCTGCGCTAAGCTGTATCCGGTTGGCGGCCAGCGTGTACGCGCGCCGCTCTGCGTCGCTCAAGTGAGAGTGGGTTATAGTCGGTACGGTTTTCATCTTAAGTTTTTTCGCGGCTAAGAGACGTGCATGTCCTGATATCACAACGTCATCTGCAGTTATCTCGATCGGGTCGAGAAAACCGTAAATTTTTATGCTGTTCATTATTTCTACAATTTGATCATTACTATGCGTGCGCGCATTTTGATCAAAAGCTTTTAATTCCTTGGTCGCTCGTATTTCAATTTCCATTCCTGATCTCCGTTATTTTCCGTTTTATCTCACAATACCTGCTACCCCGCCATCTGCAAATATCTACTATACACTTTGTAC